CGGGTAGGTCATTCATAGTGTTACCTCGGCGTTGGCGTACATGTTGTCCATGGGGTCCTGCGTGCCGTGGCACGCCTCGTTGGCGCACTCCAGCAGGAGGGACGGCTCGAACACTTCGACTAGGAAGGAGAGGGTTGCCTCCGGTCCCAACCTGCGGGCGGCGCTCTTCAGGTCGGCGGCGATCGCCGTCGGCTCGACGGCGGCGGGGATCAATTGTGCTTCAACCTGCTGTCGCCGGAGGTCGAGGTCGTGGGCGGCGGTGGCCAGGGCATGTAGCAAGACGGGTTGGTCCACGCCGAAAGCCGCATCGGCAAGGGCCTGGAGTGACTCGACGGCAAGGGAGAGGAGGCGGGCGTGGTGGCGGATCTGGTTGGGCTTCATGGCTGGGGTCCTACGGGTGAGGGTGGCGGGTGTTTCAGATGCTCCAGAACGTGGTCTCACCGATCGAGTGGACCCCGGGCATAGCGGTTAGGAAGGCATGGGCCATGTCTTCGGTAGCCTCGGGGGACCAACGAGACCAAAGCTCCAGAGTAGTGGGGCGGAGGAGGTAGGGCGAGCTCCCGGTGGGGTCGGGGGTTTCGAGGAAGTAGGTGATCCAGCCACGGGTGACGATGGGCTGGGTACGGTCGGGATGGTAGAGGGTGGTTTGGATGGCGGAGGTCATGCTACAGGGTTACTTCAGCGTGAATGACAGGCGCGATGCGCCCATCGGGAAGGGAAAGGCCATGCTCGAGGAAAGCGTTTACACGCCCCCCGTTGGCCTGCGGGTCGCCCGGCTCGAACGCCTGGGCCATGATCCACTCGTGTCCCTTGCAGGCAAGGAACTCGGGGATCGGGTAGTCATGGGAGTTGAGCAGCTGCCACCCTACATCGACCCACTTGACCTCCAGGCGGACAGGCGCCCAAGGGGTGCCTCGCAGCCAATGGTCTTCGAGGCGACGCCAAGCTCCAGGGCGTACCGGCTTGTCGTTGAGCAAACTCAAAGGCCCCGGGTCGAGGCGCAAGGTGTAGCCTCGCCGCCTGTGTAGACAGGCCAGGAACGGCGCCTGTCTCGACAGCGCTCGTTGGGGCAGCGCGGTGACAGGAGCCTCGCCCCAGTTGGGCACGGGGCGAGCAGTGTTCGCCTTGCGCAGCGCCTTCGCTTGAAGCATGTTTACACGCTCCGTGAGTTGTCGTAGGTAGTGGCTCATATCGGGAGTCGGGCTCGGAGGGTTCGGGGTACGTGGAGCCGACGCCTTGCCCGAGTCAACATGACATAGAGCAGGCGGACAGTTTGCGGCTCGCGTCGTTCAAACCGCTCGAGTGCCACCCGTGACCAAGGGAGCAGGTAGACGTCATCGGCCTCCGCTCCCTTGGCAGCGTGCCCCGTGGACAGGACTAGCTCCTCGTCGGCTCGGCCTACCTTGGGCACGATGCCTGTGCCCCGCAGGCCCCAACCACGGAAGGCCTTGGCCACCGAATGCCGAGAGTAGCCGAGCACGAGGCCACGGCGGGGCGGGCTGTCGGGTCGCCACGTGAGCAGCTGGGTGCTGTGGTCGGCCCGGAACGTCGCCGCCGGCCGGTCGTAGTAGGACCGCAGCGCAGCCGCAGCCACCGACGCCACGTTGTCGCCGACACGCCAGCCCTTGTTGAGCACCTCGGTCTCGTCGGCGCGTTGCCAGACAGGCGGCAGCTGTGCCCCCTTCATCCCCTTGCTCTCGCCGAAGATAGCCTGTCCCGGGTCGCCGAAGGTCCAGACGTTGCCGTCTGCCTTCACCAGTGCAAGGGCCGCACGAAGCTCGGTCCAGCTCATGTCCTGGGCCTCGTCGATCATCAGGCAGTCGTACTTCTCGGCCTCGGGTACCGGGGCACCGTCCTCCAGCCAGCGAGCCAGCGGGAGCAGGTACTTGATCGGCCCCTTGGGCAGCTCGCTGTCGAGGTCGAAGGGCGGGTCACCATCGCGCCAGTCGTGCAGCGCCTTGGCCATGAAGTCGAGTTGGTCTCGAGCCCGACGGCTGGGTGCGTCCAGGAGGTACTGATCGAGGGCCGTGTCGAACAGGTGGTGGATCTTCCGGGCAGTGTACGCTCGGTTCGAGTAGGCCACCCCTGCCTTCGCCCCCTTCAGGTAGTCACGGACGTACGGCCACGTCAGCGAGTACACTGTCCCTGATGGCACGTCAGGTGCCCGTTGCTGTAGGACAGCCGCCGCATCATTGGTGTAAGTGACGACTGCCCCGTTCTCTGTGGTCCAGGCCGAAGCCTCTGCAACGATCCGCCGGGTCTTGCCTGTGCCCGGCGGTCCATCAATCGCTACTACCCTCGGCATCCTTGTCCTCCTTGGCCTTCAACCTAACGTAGGTCTCGTACTGTGCCCCGATGAACTCTTGTGCTTCGTCAGGGAGCAGGGCCAACGAGCACACCATGACCTTCGCCTTGCTCTGCATGCCAACCAGGGTCTTGGTGCCGAGGAACTGACGGCACATCTTCTTGGTCTTGCTGATGTCGCCCAGCTGGGTCATCAGGATCTCTTGCAGGTAGGGCGACAGCACCAGCGAGGCCAAGCTCTCCTCTCCCTTGGGCCACACCACGAAGGGCACGGCCATGCCGCTCGGTCGCTTCGCAGTCCAGGCTTCGAGGAAGGTCAGGTCGGCCGCAGCTGTCCTCGCCCACTCCTCGATGATGGTCCAGAAGCGCTCCTCCAGCGGGATGCCTAGGATGTCGACGCCCTTCTCTGCGTGCAGCATGAAGTCAAGCGCCCTTGCCCACCCAGGCTGGATGAACAAGGGGCTTCGGGCGACGGTGTCCAAGGGGGAGCCGGCCAGCGTGGCCAGGGCGGGCAGCAGGTTGCGCAAGTCGGCCAGAGCTGTCACCTTCTTGGCCTCGTTCCTGCGCTTCGCTGACCCGCCGAAGCCTACCAGTGTCTCCTTGAGCTTCCCTTGGCTGTCGAACACCTCGACCATCCAGGGCACGGCACCGAAGACGCCTTCGCACTCGGCCTTGACGTCAGTGACCGTAGGGTGTTTCTCCCTAGCTTGGTACTTCTCGCCGTTCTTGCTGCCGACTGACCAGCCGGAAGCGATAGCCGTGCGGAACTCCTTCTCGCTGAACTCGCCGAGCCGTGGCTTCAGGTGCTCCCACAGCCCAGGCATCAGCTCTTGATCTACCTGGGTGCCTGGATGCAGCCGGCCGAGCACTTGCCCCACCTTGGCCACGAAGTTGTTGCGTCCCCCTTCGGGGATCGCCTCGGCCAGATGCTCAAGCAGACCAATGAAGTGGATCGCCTCGGTTGGCTTGCCCTTCTTGGTCTGGCGTGTCTTGCCCTGGTCCTTCCTGGCTACCAGCCGAGCGATCAGGACGTCCGGCGGGAAGGCGAGGCTCGAGGGCGTGTAAACGTCCCCCATCACCGTCCGGTACTTGCCGGGCTTCTTCTGCTTGTTGGTGGCCAGGGAGTCGGGCAGCATGATGAGCCGCCGTGCCTTCGATGAGACCCGTACCTCGCCGGCCACCCCGTTGCCGAAGTCCACCGTTGCAGGCAGGCGCTCTGCCATCAGCTCGGGGGGCAGGCGGAACCATAGGTGGTAGCCACCCGACGGCGTTTCAACGAGGCCCATCGTGGGGGGCGGTGCCTCGCCAGAGGCCAGCCGAAGCCAAAGGTCGTCGAACGACATCCCGTAGGTGTCGAGGTCAAGGATCAGCAGGGGGACCGGGTCACTCGATTGCGGACACAGTACCGCCCCGGTCCCCTTGGACTGGAGAAGGTGGGCATGGGCCAGCTCGTGGTCCTCATCGTCGATGAAGACATCGAACTCCTTGCCCCCTAGCTTGACGGGGTACTTGCGGCGTCCGGTGGTCGGGAAGACCCAGTAACCCTGCTCACTAAGAGCAAGGTGTGTCATCAGGCGTCGTCTTCAGGCTTGCGGAGGTTGGTGGTGGGGGACAGGCGGACTTCCCGCTGCTCAAGCTCGTCACAGTAGCAGCGGGCGGCGGAGCGCATGAAGCCAGAGAGTGACCTACCCGTCTGGTGGGCCAGCAGCTTGATGCGGTGGTATTCCTCGGGGGTCACGTTGACTTGCATACGGTGGCCACGGAGGTACTCGAACTCGGTGTGTTGGTTGGACATGGGCAGACTGGCGGGTCGGATCGTAATAACGACCTTTCGAGCTATTGAATCGCCATAAATCCCCGCGCCGAAGGAACTTACGACCGAAACGGGCAAAAACACGTTTGGCGCCCGTGCATTCTACACGGCAGGCCACCGCCGGTCCCGCGTCGGACGCGGCGGCGGAACGAAATCCGCCCGTTTCGGTCGTAAGTGCCGGAGCCACCGCCGCTTAGCGTCCGTTCAATAGCTCGAAAGGTCGTTATTAGCGGCGGCTCTTCAGTCTACTCACCCAGCGTGAGTCGGGTGTTCTCCTTGCCTTGGCGGTCGTCGTTCTCACTCACAAGCAAGAACATGTTAGAGGCGTTGAAACGCTTCCTGTCGAGGGCGTCGGGCGGCGCGATGCACGGCCCCAACTGACCGGCGAACTCCTTGAGCACCGCCTTGTCGGCGAACGGTACCAAGAGGAAGCAGCGCTTGTCCTCGGGAGGCTTACTCATGGCTGTCCTCCAGCGCGGGGGCCTCGACGATCTTCTCGACGACCTTGGGTTCGGGGAAGTCAGCAGCGGTCACCTGGATCAGCTCGGTGCCCAGCCGGATCGCCTCCTCGTTGCACAGGGTCAGGGTGAAGTTGGCACCCCCCATCTGGATGGTAAGGTCGAGGCGGTCGCCGGCCCAGCGGCTCTTGGTCACGCGGATCGAGTCGGAGGAGGCTTGGCTGATGGAGACCTCGCCGGTAGCACGGAAGCGGTCGGTGTCGTAGTTCATTCGGAGTGGTGTGGGTTGGCGCGTTTACGCGCAGACTCTTCTTCTTGCAGACGTGCAGCCTTGGCCTCGTGGCCAGCACAGGCTTCGTAGCGCTCTCCCTCGTAGTGAAAGAAGAGCGTGCTCCATTGCCGGCAGCGTTTGAACGAACACTGGCTCGGCATCATCTTGTCACGCGGCGTGAACACTAGAGACCCAGGGCCTTCGCCAGCACCTTGGCCTCTTGCGGTGGCAGCGTCGGGATCCTCCAGGCCAGCCGGACCTTCAGCTCTTGCCTCAAGAACGGGTCCTCGGCCATGGCCACGAGCACCGTGAGGCTGATGTTCGAGCCCGCATCTTGCGCTCGGTTGTAGTCACCGCTCTCGTCGTAGTCGCCGACGATCTTGATGGGGTCGCCGGCCCATCGTCCTACTACCTCGCCCGGGGGACCGTGGTAATCGCCGCCCACGCCCTCGCTGGCGCTGGACTGCCGCAGCAGAAGGGTCAGCGCAGTCATGGCACCGTGGCTGGACGTCCCTAGCTCGAGCAGCTTGGCCCCGTCGCCGAAGTCGTGGGGGTGAATGTACTCGTTCTTAGCCTCGTTGAAGATCAGGAAATACTGTCCCATCACTTGAACCTCGCTTCGGGGAGGATGACCACAGGACCCACGATCGGGTTGGTCTGACTGCCCAGCAGGTAGGTGCCGATGGGGTTCTTCTCGAGCCCGTGGATCAGCCCCTCCTCGTTGACCACGGCGAAGTACACAGGGCAGCTGTTGCGGTTGACCTGATGCAGACCCAGGGGGATCAGGGCGATCATGCCTTCGACTACCTCTTGTAGCTGCTTCAGGCTGAAGGTGCCGTCAGCCTCGGCTGGCTTCGGCATAGGGGTCACCGTGCCGTCGGTGTTCAGGATGTAAGAGTCCATTGTGGTTGCGGTTGGATGTCTAAACGAACTGCCCCACCACGACGAAGTAGCAGGGGTGATCTTCGGGGAGCTTGTCCTTCAGGTGGTCGCACACGATCGCGTTGACCTCGTGAGCACCAGCTTTGCACTCATAGCCATTGACGGCGATGTCATACAAGCCGTTGGTGTCGTAGGAAGCGCGGAACCTCCGTCCTTCCAGCTCGGAGCAGGGCCAGCGTCCGTCGCTTGGCCCATAGCCAGCCGCCCAGTTGGCGGTATCGTTGGCGCTAAGCCAGAGGGTCAGGGAGTCACCGTTGTCAATGAGTCTCATTGGGTCTCCTCCTGGGAGCAGCGGGTCGGTTGGTCACTCATCAACGAACGCCCCCGTCCTCTCGCGGAGGGACACCCAGCAGCCATGGCCGCAGACAACATGGTCAATGAGGGGGATGCCTAGCAGTCTACCGGCCTTGTGCATCCGGCGGGTCATCTCGATGTCTTCGGGCGAAGGCTCGGCATCGCCGCTCGGGTGGTTATGTGCCAACACGATCGCCGCACACCCATCGGTCGAGAGCGCCCGTTTGAACACCTCGCGGGGATGCACGACGGAAGACCCCACCGTGCCCAGGGAAACCACTGCCTCATCGAGGAGGCGATGCTTCGTGTCAAGGAGAAGCACCGTGACCTGCTCTTGCGCCAACCCACGGTGATGCGCCTCCATGTAGCGGTACACCTTCTCGGCGCTCGGGATCGGGAGCTTCGTCCTGCCTTGGCCGAGCTTCCGGCACACCTCGTAGGCGGCGGGCAGCGACTCGCGGCAGAGCTGCTCGAAGTCTCGGAGCTCCATGGGGTCACCTTGCCCTTGTCCTTCTCCACGGTCGAGTCGATCAGGCGTAGTCATTGTCATCGTTGGTGTTGTGCCCAAGTAGAGCAGTGAAGTCGAACCCACACACCGGACACTCGGCCGGCGGCTCGGGTTCGCACAGGTTTCCGTTGCCACACTGGCACAGCCAAGGCATCAGCAGCCCATCCTGCGCTCGGCTTCAGCCTCGGCGCGGTCATAGGCCTCTTGCTCGTAGGTGTCCCGGATGTACTCTTGGTCTTCGTTGTTCAAGCACCACCAGCGGACCTCCTTGACGACGCGCTTGCCTTCGCAGGTATAGCATCGGACGTCGTAGGTGCCGCCCATGTACTCCTCGCGGAAGTCATCGCCCAGCTCGTGCATCTCTGCCTCGGTGATCCCGCCGGCGTCGATGCTCGGGTTGACATGTACCCCGTTGCCCTCGCAGCGGGGACACACGCGCCACTTCGCAGGGAAGGAGCGCTCGCCAATGGTCATCTTCATCAGTCGGTCCTCCCGGTGTGCTCACGAAGCAGCGCCTTGAACAGGTCGGGGTTGGTACTCTCGACGAAGTACAGCAGGCCACGCAGGACGGCCGGCTCGAGGGCGATCTTGTCGGTGCCTTGGGCCCGCAGGTCCAGCACGTAGGCGTACCCATCGTAGGTGATGTACACCCCGTCGCCGATGTAGTCTTCTGGGGCTTTGTCCATCAGGATTCCTCCATTCGTTCGTTGTTGCAGGGACAGATCGGCGGGCCGTAGAGGCCCAGCCACTTGCTCGTAGTTCGGGCGGTGTACCCACATTGGGGACACTTCACCTTCAGCATCCGTGACCCGACGCTGCCCCGTGGCTGCACCGTCACGCCTGGGTGATCGTACTCGCCGAGCCGTTTAGACATCGTTGTCAGCACCTTGTTCAGGTCTTCGCCGACAGGGGTGGATGTCATTGGGGGCTCGAAGCCCAGCTCAAGTGCCACCGTGCGGAACTTCCCACGGTGCCCCTCCTTGTTCCCCACGCTCACATGCACCAGCTCATGCAGAAGCGTACTCAACACCTCGATCGGGTTGGTAAGCACAGGGCTGATGTAAACGTGTGCTCGCTTCTTGTCTCCGCTGGAAGCCTTGTCCCAGCATTGGCCGATGGCGGTGGCCTTCTTCCCGCGCTTCCCCTTCGGGAACCCCACAGACACCAAGGGTTCCTCGAACGGAGAAGCGTCTGCGCAGCCCACCACCCGCTTCGAGAGCAGGTAGGTGGCCTTGCGCAGCCACTCCTCGCGTCGCATGACCTAGGCCTTGACCAGTTCGTCGAAGGCCGAGCGGCGCGGCACCACCTTGGACTTGAAGACGTTGCTCCAGCCGAGGAAGTAGTCGGGACGGGTGTCCATCAGCCGGCACAGCTTCTCGAGCAGGCGCGGGCTGGGGGCACTGCGCCCGGTCTCGAGGTTGGTGATGGTCGTGCCGGTGACGTCACAGGCAGCGCCGACAGCGGCTTGGGTCATGCCCAGCTTGGTGCGGCGTTCCTGCAGCCGCTCGGAGAAGACACTCATGGGAGTACCTAAGGGTAGGGAGTTGGGTTGGTGCGTGGGATTGAAGCCGCCCACGCAACGGCTGTTAGTGAGTGATCTTGGTAATCGGAGGGACACCGGGCTGGTGGTCATAGCGGACGAGGTCAGGGTCAAGCGGTCCGCTTGGGATGTGGACCGTATGCACACCGCTGATGAGTAGCGGTGTGCGCCCTTCCGGGATGGCTTCTCGCCGGATCAGCAGCTCGCCGAGGATCAGCCGGCTGACCCCGTGGGACAACCCATCCCATGGGTTGCCGCTGCCTTCCGTTTGCCAGCACCGTACGCCCTCCTTGTTCGCTGCGTTGACCGAGCTACCGTGGGCTTCTTGCCACACAGCGACGACGCCGCAGTGGGGGCCGACCGAGGCGTGGTCCCTGATCTCCACCTTGGTCCCGGTATGACCACCGATGGTGATGTCGCTTCCGCCAGAGGGCGCCTGACCTTGCAGTAACCCCTCGTGCCCGCAGTACCGAGCAAGGCTTTTGCGCAGCAGGATGACGCCTTGGGACGCCTTGCCGGCAATGGCTCCGATGGTAGCCGACGGGTGTCGGTTCTGGTGCGTGAACAACGTGCGCCCGCACCCAACCCGAAGCCCAGGGCCGCGAAGCGTCTCCCAGTTCACCAAGGAGGCGATGTCGACATGCCGCATGTTCATCGTGTACATCCCATGCTCCTTGCATGGTCCCACGGTGAGGTACCCAGTCGCCGTGAACTTCGTCCCGATGAGGACCATACCCCACATCATCCCGAAGCCGTCGTAGCCGTCGTAGGGCGAGCGGATCTCGACGTTGTGCGTCTTCAGGTGGACCATCGAGCACTCGTCGATACAACGCACAGGCGACTTGTCGTGCTTGTGCATCGGCTGGACCGCCAACGAGTCGAGGATGACCTCGCCGACCGCCGTTGGGTGTAGCTCGAGCCCGTGCAAACGGGTCAAAGAATCCCCCCCGATCACGAACAGCCGTTGCCCATGCTCCAGGTGGATGTCTTTGCCCACTCGCAGCGCAGGGATCTTGGTGTCACCCAACACAACGACTTCCTCGTGGCCGTCAGCCAACAGCACGTTGAGCTGCTTGGCCAACTCGTAGCTAGACATCCCGTCGGGGACGGTCAGCTGGGCAGCGCCGGGGCCCGGCACCGTCTGTTCGGGTGCTTCATCGAGCATCTGCTGGACGACACCCTCGATGAGCTCGCTGCCCTCTTGGGTGAGCAGCGCAGCCTTGTTCGCGGCGAGTCGTGCGTTGCCAAGCAGCTGCTTGGCTTCGAGGAAGGCACCTAGGTATTCTGTCTTCATTGTGGTTGGTGGGTTGGTTGGGGGAAAGTGTGCCCCTGCGGCCGCTCCAACCCGACTCCTCGACCGAAGGATCTAGAAGAACAGAGCGACCAGAGTGCAGGGGCACACAGAGAGGATCCTACATCTCGACGCACTCGGCGTCGATGAGTGGGCTGGCCTGCGGGCAACCCAGTGAAAGGGTCGCCGCTGCCTCACCTAGCTTGTAGGACAGCTGCCCTGATGGGCCGCTCAAACCAGACGAGACAACGACTTGAGCCTTTATACGCTTCCAAGAACGGTCGGCTTTCAAAGCTGCTTCTTCGCCCGGGCGACAGAGAACAACGATTCGGCGGATCACGTGTGCAGCGTAGGGCGTTCAGGGTCCTCACTCTGACTAGCCCAGCTCCGTTGGGGTACACATCAGGTGTCCCCTTGGCTTTGCGTTTAGACCTCGTCGTATCGACGCGACGTAGTCATTCCCGCTTGGCCCATTTATCCTGTCCCACCGCACCCATTTCTAGGTGCGGTGGAACAACGCTCGTGGCTTACAAACTTCGGTACACCCGCCACGACGGGCCGAGGGCGCTACCATGCGCCGCCCTCGTAGTAGTACCTAACTCACTCGTAGTAGGGCCGCTCCTCGGGCCAACCCTTGGCCGGGTGGTCCTCAAGGCACATGGTGTAGCGTCCCTCGCTCATCACGCTGCTGATGTTGTCGTTGCGCTTGGCGTTCTCTTCGGCACACCACAGCTCGAGGCCTTCGCCCACCTTCTGGGCCAGCCCTTCCGTGGCACACTCGATGCTGTGGATCGGCTGGCCGAAGGTGTACCACCAACCGCCCTCTTCGGGTCCGCCGTAGCCCTTGTCAATCAGGTACACATTGGCGAACCTCTTCTCGTCGGTGCCGCTCATCGCTTGAACACCGGGAAACCCTTGGCGCAGGCAAGGCACTTGCCGACCCAGTAGTAGTCGCCGCACCCGTTGTCCTGCCGCTTGAGCACGACTTCCTTGCTCCGGCAGTGGGGACAGACATTCTTGGGCGTCTGCGACGGCTCGTTGACTCCGTCCTCCTCGGCGAAGGCCTCACTCAACACCTTCCACATCGCCCAGGTCCCGATGAGCGACCCAACGATGATGCAGACGGCGCTCACGACAGCACCGCCTTGGCCTGCTTCACAGCGTGACCCAAGAGCGCCCTCTTGCTCTTGCTCATCACAGCGTAGTTGAGCACGTCAACCGCCTCGTCGATGGCTTGGGTGTAGGCAACGAGGCCCTCTTCCTCGGCATCGTGCAGTCGATCCAGGGCCGCGTCGGCCCGCTTGTCGCCTTGATCTCGGCTCATGGTAGTACCTAATCCTGCCCGTCAACGGGCTCTGGTCTATCTCGGCTTCGTTGCTCCACCCAGGGCATGCCCAACGGAAAAGGGCGCTGCCCCACCCGACCCCCAGGGGGATCAGGCGAGACAGCGCCCCAACGGAAGCAGCTTGGCCTACTTGGTCACCGCCATGGCCTCGGCGAACGCGCCCCGGATCAGCTCCAGCTCGTGCTCGTCGCGGGTCACGCTCTTGCCCTTCGTGGCGAAGGCATCCAGGCTGTTGCCCACGTCGATCGCCTTGCGGATATCGTCCGCGCAGTCGAGGATGGTGAGCCACTGCGCCGGGTAGAGCGTGGTGGGGTAGCGGCCCATCCCGTAGATCGAGAGGCCACCCGACTTGGACGGCTTGAGGGTCAGGGTGGAACCCGACGACTCGAGCCGGGCCTTGAGCCGGGCGTTCTCGGCCAAGATCTCGGCGATCTGGGCTTGGGACAGGTCGGTCTGCGAAGCGGCCTCCGCCGCCTTGGTGTCGTTGTTACCCATTTGGGAACTCCTAAGCATGGTAGCGTTGGCTTGCCCAGCTCACAATGAGCCGGGCGGATCCTGGCTTGCGCCGGGAAGGGTTGCCCGTTGGGAGCACCTACTAGGCAAGAGCAGCAGCCCTTGCGCTTCGATGCCCCAACGACCCGACGACGACCCCCGGCCCGGCCCATCGGCCATGGCCCGGAAGCGGTCGAGTCGCATCGGACGCCACCATGAGCCACCGGCCGTTCAAACGTGACATCGGACCGGCGAAATCGTCGTAAGTACCGCGCCCACAAGAACTTACGAACTCGCGGTCACGATCGCCGCGTCGGTGGCTCATGGAAGCGTCCGATCCGCCCCTCCCGGGGCCCATGAGCCGGGTTACCTCCCGGCCTTACCTTATGAGGGTGCCGGGAGGGACGGCGCGTTGGTGGGGCCATGGCGCCCGCCCCGGGCCGCCCCGCGCATCGAGGGTCCCGTCGGGGCCCGGCCACCGGGGCGATCTCGTTCCCCCGCCTAACCCCCTGCGCTTGCGCCGGTTAGGTCAATCCGAGTGAAGTTCACTAGAGGTGAGTGTCACAACGGGCCGATCTATGGCTCAATAGAGGACCGCCGGGGCAATCCCGCCCCGGCCAAACCCGACACTTGACCATGACTCACAACGACTTCACCCGCGCTCTTGACTCCTCCCCGTTCGACGACCTCTACGGCCTTGCCCTGGCGGTCGCCAACCTCTACCGCACTGGCCGGGACTACGGCGGCTCGCCCCTTCCTCAATGGATGGATGCCGACGTGGCCACGGAAGCCGTGGACGTGGCTGTCCTTCGCCTCCTGGCCGATGTCGACGCCGACGACCTCGACCGGCTGGCCGACGAGCCAGAGGTCCGGCAGCGCCTCGTCGGCACCGGGAAGGCAATCCTGCGCACGTGGGCTATCAACCCAACCCTAGCCATGGGCGGCGGCTCGCGGGCCGTCACGACCGGCCACGAGGACGCCACGTTCCACGAGGGACTGACCGCCACCGACGCGCTCGCGGCGCTCCGGGAGGTCCAGGAGGAAGCCCGCGCGGTGCTGGCCGAGCTGCCCGAGCAGCACGCCTTCACGCTCGATGCCATGGCCGGTCGGATCCCCCGCCCCGCCGTGGCCGAGCCGACGTGGCGCAAGCGGTGCGAGCGAGCCCGCCAAGCCCTGGCCGAAGTCCTCAAGGTCCGGGCCGAGCTGCGCGACCCTGGCACTCTGCCGACGCGCGCGCCGTCGCCCGCGCTCCCCTGGCGGCAGGCTGCAGCCATGGTGGTCGGGGCGACCGGACGCGCGGCGCTCCCGGCGCTCCAGGTCGAGCCGCCCGTGGCTCCCGAGCCGACGCCGGAACGGTGGCCAGTGCTGACCGTCCCGCCGCTGGACGATGCCGCCCGGCTCCGGGTCGCGCAGTCGCGCCGGCTCCGGTCGAGCGGCGGCCCGGGGTTCGTCGCCTGAACCCGACCGGGGGGCGGTCGCCGGCAACGGCCACCCCCCGGGGCCTTCCCCCTCGCGGGTGTCCCCCCGCCCCCTAGCCACCGGCCGCGCCGCCGCCCGCCCATATCGATACGCCGCAGAGACATCACCTTGCGCCCTTGCCCTCGAGCCCCCGGCGTCCTACGGTACACCCATGACCCCTGACCGCACCCCCGCCGCCGCCGAGGACGCCCTCCCCGTGGCCAAGACCAAGTACGACACGAAGGAGAGCGCGAAGACGGTTGATGCCTTCCAACTAGGCACCGACCCGGCCCCCCAGTGGTTCCTCGACCTCGGCGGTGCCCTCGTCATTGACAATGCCGCCTGGGTGGTCCAAATCGGCGGCCTCACCGCCGTCCCCGGCAGCTGGATCGTGAACCACCCCACCATCGGCCCGCGCATCTACACTGACGCCGAGTTCAAGGCACTCTTTCAGTGACCCCGCGCCTGACCCACACCCACACGCCGGCCGCGATCCGAGAAGCCACCCTGCGCATCTTCAACGACCCGATCGCGCTAGCAGAAGCCCTCGGCTACAACGGAACACCGACGATCGCACCTGACCCCAAGTCAGGGGAGCCAACGGTACTCCAGCGCAAGGTCTTCGGGGCGTTCCACCGCCGGATGCTCGACCACGCCCACTCGGGCCCACGCACAAGCACTGTCGTACCTAGGGGGCATGCCAAGAGCACAGTGCTCACGGTCTGCGACACGATCCACCACCTCTTGCGCCACCCCCACTCGCGCAACCTCATTGCGTGCGCCACCCTCGACCTCGCCCGTAAGCTAGTAGGTGAGATCAGAGATAGGCTGAACGGCGACCTCGAGCTGCTCCCTGGCCTCTTCCTGCCCGTCCGCGACGCCTTCCCGTGGCTCGCGGTGCGCGGCGACCTCCGCAAGCAGGGCCCGGCCGACCAGTTCAATATCGTCGGCCGCGAGGGCAAGGGCCGCGAGCCGTCGGTCTTCGCTGCCTCGGTCGAATCCAACCTCGCCGGCAACCACCCGACCAGGGCGGTGGTCGACGACCCGTCCAACGAGCAGAACAGCCGGACCTACGCCCGCCGCCGCAAGGTCATCGAGTTCATTGAGACACTTGAGCCGCTGATGTTCGCGCCCGACTCGCCGATCTACCACATCGGGACGCCGTGGGCCTTCCAGGACGTCACCGCGTACCTCGAGCGCCGCGAGGACTGGACGCAGTTCCGGTTCGGCGTCTGGGACGGATACAATCCCGAGACATTGAAACAGGACGGTAAAGGGCCCGGCCCCGACGGCGCATGGCCGGTCTGCCCGTCGTTCCTCACGGCCGAGGAGATCGTCGACAAGCAGAAGAACCTCGCCAAGACCTTCTTCGCCGCCCAGTACCTCTGCCAGCCGGTCCCGTCGGACGAGGCCCTCTTCGACCCTGCGCTCGTCGCCGCCGCAACGGACGAAGACCTGACCCTCGACGCCCTTCCCCCGGCGCCCAAGGTGCTGCTCTACGACCCGGTCGCCCGCATGGACGACAACACGCGCGGCGACCTCAACGGCATCATCGTGGCCAAGGTCATCCCGGCCCACGCGCTCGGCCTCGTTGGCTTCGAGCCGGACAGGAACATCTTTGTCCCGGTCGAGGCACTTGAGCTGGCCGGCGGCGCCGACAGCGCCGTCAGCTGGCTCGAAGAGGTCGGCGTCCCCAACCACAAGGAGGAGCTGCAGGCGCTCTGGGTCGAGGATGTCGCCGCCCAATCGCTGTTCAAGCCGTGGCTCGAGGAGCGCGGCAAGCTCGACGGCGTCGCCATCCGGGGCCAGAAGATCGGCAACGCGGCCCTTGCCTTTCGGCTCATGGGGTTGCAGACCGCGATGCGGAAGGGGTACCTTAGGTTGCCGCCCGAGTTCCCCGGCCGCGACCTCTTGGTCCAGCGCCTCATTGAGTATCCGCTCTCGGATTCGGACGATCTGATCTCTGCCCTCGCGCTGTTGAGCACCCAAGCCGACCGGCGCGGCACGCCTCCGGGGCTCACGCCGCTCGACGAGCGGAACACCCCAACGACCCTCTGGACACCCCAGATGAACGGAGCATCCAACGATGGCTGGCCAAGCTAGGCTCAACGAAGACGCCCAGGCGCACCTCAAGTCCCTCTTCGAGACGGCCCGCGAGGCCCTGTCCGCGCCACTCAAGGAGAATCAGAAGCTCATCTCGGACATCTACACCGGGCGTGACCCGGCGTCGTTGGCCCAGATATTCATCGGAGAGCAGGGCATCCCGGTCGCCGATCTCGTCGAGGCCGAGAAGACCGCGTCGTGGCGACCGCCGCAGACCACCGCGAACCTCTTCTTGTCGCGGGTCCGGCAGCTGGTGAGCAACCTCACCCCGGGTGTCCCGTCCTTCCGGTCGAAGGCCCGCGTCTCCGGCGCCGCCCGCCTCTCCGACGACCAGAACAAGATCATGCGGATCCTCACGGACCGTGGTGATCTCCGCGCCGCCGCTCGCCGCGCCGCCTTCCTCGGGCTGCTCTCGCCCTACTTCGGGGTCAAGATATGCCTGGACGGAAAGCCAAAGGCCGGCGAGGAGCATCCCCTGGACCAAGTCCAGTTCAAGGCGCTGGAGCCGGGCGTCTGCGGCTACGAGCCCTTCCTCCGTCGCTTCGTGTGGCACGCCTACACGATGCAGTACGGCGACCTCCCCGCCACCTGGATCCCGGCCGAGTGGAAGGAAGCCACGGGCGAGGAGCCCAAGCCCTACGACCTCGTCCGCGTCACCGAGCTGTACCACGAGGGCATCAACACGGGCTCGACGGAGTCCGGTTGCCCCATGTCGGTGTTCGTTGAGCGCAACGCGCCCGAAGAGCCGGACGCGGTCCAGCTCGATCCGAGCGGCACCCTGCCCCAGCAGGACCACCTCGGCGTCTACGCGACGACCGAGATGCTGCCCGCCTGCCCCATCATCCTGAACAACTTCCTCGACGCGGCTCCCGACGAGGACATCCCGGCGGCGGAAGTGCTCTCGTGGATCCCGTTGATGAGGATGATCGTCCAGACCCTCGTGCAGATCGAGCGCGAGATCCGGACGTCGAACAACACCATCCTCTACGACAAGACCGCCATCAAGAAGGAGGTCATCGACTTCCTCCAGGGCGCGGTGCCCGGCGCTCGTGTCTTCGTCCCGGTCGATGCCGACGACAACAGTCGTGGTGTGAACGCCACCATGCGGCCGGTCGAGCAGAACAGCGAGCTGGACAAGTACCTCGCCGCACTCTCGGCCTACCTCCGTCTCTTCGACGACGTGACCGGCGTGTCGCCCAGCGATCGGGGCCAGCCGGCCGGCGGTCGCCGTTCCGCGCACGAGGCCGCTGCCATCACCGAGGCCGCTGCCCGGCGGACCCAGGACCGGCTCGAGGTCATGGCCGGCATGTGGACCAAGATCGCCCAGGTGCTCTTCGCCTACCAGCGCAATATCTTCGGTGCGACGGTCGAGGTCCCGCTGCAGAACGGCATGGTCGAGACCCTCGCGGTGCCCAACCCGAAGACCGCCAAGTTCGCCTTCGATGTGGACCCCGTTGAGCTGGGCCACCTGTCCAATAGCGGCGACCTGAACGCCCAGATGCAGTGGCTCACCGTGCTCACTCGGTCGCAGCAGGCCTTCGCCACGGGGATGCCCCGCATGATCCGCGAGGCCTTGCGCAGGCTGGGCATGACGATGGGCATCGAGGATGTCGAGCTGTACCTGGGTGCTCCGACCATCGAGGTCGGCCCCGAGGAGCGTTTCATCGAGCACCTCCAGACCCAGAAGCCGATCGTGGTGCTCGCTGATGACCAGCACGACATGTTCATGGCCTACTACACCCGGATGCAACAGGCCACCATCACCCGCCAAGGCGATGAGCAGCAGATCCTTGAGCTGCAACAGGCCATCGACCTGCACCGTTCCTACGCGGCCCAGAGCGCCAGCGTCATCAACCCCGGTCAGCTCGGCGATATCGTCCCGGGCGTCGGTGCCGGCGCAGGGGAGGTCGACAACAACCTCGCTGCTGCCTTCGCCACGGGCGGCGCCCCGTCGGCCGTGCCGCAGCAGGACATCGGCGCCGGCTTCTAGTCAGGTACCCCGCATGATCTACCCCTTCAAGTGTCGCCAGTGCGCCCACCCCTTCGATGTGAGTCGCTCGATGAGCGTCGATGGACCCGAGCCCTGTCCTCTGTGCAAGCGGCCCTGCGAGCAGGACTACTCCCGCAAGACGGTGAACAGTCACGTCTCCACCGAGGGCGACTGGACCGGCGGCAAGGCGATCCTGCAGCTGCCCAAGGACCACCCTGACTACATGGTCACCAACCGGAACGACATGGCCGACGCCTACAAGCGCAATGGTCTCTGCATGGATACGGGCAAGTTCGTGTCCAAGGAGGCCCAGGTCAAGGCCACCATCCCGCGTGGGACGGCCCAAGAAGCCGCCCTGTCCAACCCTGATCTCGCCGTCGGCGGAGTCAGGGAAGAGTCTTGATTTTCCCACCCGTATCCCCTACCGTGAACCCTGGAACTCCAGGGGTCGCCCGAGCCAATCGAGGTAACCGTGGCTGAAGAGAAACCCAACGAGTCCGACGTCAACGAGCAGAAGCCTGCGGGTAGCTCGTCCAATGAGGAGGCGTCCGACCAGACGTTGAACCTCGCCGACGAAGCCAGCAATGCGGCGGCAAACAAGCCGCGCTCGAAGGACACCAGTTCTTTGGACGACCTGAACCTCGACGACGACGCCCGCAAGGCGATCGAGTCGTACGTCAGCAAGTCCGTCAACGACGCAGTCGCTAAGCACGACCGCCGCACCAAGCGCAAGGCCGAAGAGGCGGGGCACATGACCCGCAACGAGGTCGAGACGCTGCTGGCCGAGAAGGATGCGGAATCCACCCGCCGAATCGAGGCTCGAGAGCGGTTCCTGTCGGTGCTCGGAGAGGACGGGATCACCCCGGGCTCCGACTCCTACAAGAAGGTCGAGCAGGCGTACCGCGATGGGATCGACGACGGGGCCTTCACCCCGCAGATCCTCCTCACCGAGGCGGGTGTTCGCACCCTGGTCGCTGTCGCTGGTGTCTCGTCGAAGACGGCCGAGCGAGGAGAGCGAGGCGCCGGGCCCCAGAGTGGGCTCGCCGGCAACCTCCCCGAGGGTTCGCGCATCACGCAGGGCGGCGACGTCCAGCTGAACGCCGACAACCCTGACGACCCCAACAAGGGGATGCGACAGCGAATGAACGAGGCGATGGCCGACGCACTCCGCAAGCAATCCTGACCCCAGCCTGACTCATGGCAACTCCCGCATACAACCAGACTCTCGACACCCTCGTCTCGACCGCGCTCGAGACGTACACCCGCAACCCGGCCAACGCCCTCACCAACTGTGGTGAGAAGTTCCTGCAGACCGCCGCCCGCATGGGCCGGCTGTTCGTGGTGAACGACGCCGAGACGCTCCGTCACCCGCTGCTCATCGGCCACGGTGAGAACTCCTCGCTCTACACCCCGGACACTCTGTCCGGCACGCCCGACGGCGAGAACAACCTGTCGGCGAGCGCGAAGGAGATCCTGACCATGGCGATGTTCCACCTCGTCGCCGGCACGCGGAACATCAACTTCCCGCAGAGCCAGCCGCCCGGCAACCTCATCGACTACGTCTCCAGCGTCGTCGATGCGAACATGATGAAGGTCTTCAACGAGGAAGAGATCCTGTTCGTGCAGGGCGACGCGCCGGGTTCGTCCGGCACGCTCGCGCTCAACGCGCCGATGACGACCGACACCGACTACAACGCCGGCTACCCGATGTCGTTGATGTCGCTGCTGTACTCCAGCTCGACGCCCGCCGCCGTGGCGGACGGCGACACCACCAACGAGTCCTTCGCCAACGTGAAGGTCGACGACGTGCCGAAGTGGCAACCGAAGCACACCGCTGCGACGGATACCGACCACTCGACGATGATCTCTGACCTCCAGAACATCATCAACGACTCGAGCTACAGCGGCGTCGAGCGCCCGACCCACGTGTACATGGTCCAGGAATCCTTCGAGAAGTTCCTGGCCCTGCACCGCACGCTCGGCGCCCTGCCGGACCCGGTCCAGGCCAACCTCGGCAAGGAAGGCTCGATGCCCTTCGGCGGGGTCACCGTCGACTGGTCGCGCTACCTGACCCGCAACGTGCTCTGGGATATCACCGATCCGGAAGGCGGCACCGCCTCCTACCCGATCGTCGGTGTCAACTGGAACTCGCTCCGCCTGAACACCGTCCGCGCTGGCTCGCCCAGCCAGGACAACCTCGGCTTCATCCGCCAGATCGGTGCCATCCAGACGCACCCGCTGCTGACGAACCTGTTCAAGCGCATCGAGTGGAAGCGCCAGTGGTCGGTTGACGCCGGTCGCCGCTCCTTCTTCTCGCTCTACGGCAACACCACCATCGCCTAGAGCACCTGATGGCCACCCTGGCTGAACTGCGGACCCGCCTCAAGTCCCGTCTGGGGCTTGGGGTGGTCTCCGCTGTCGAGCAGGCACGCCTCAACGAGGCTGTCAACTCCGGCATCTCGCGGGCTCTCTCCGATGGGGCTCCTGGTTTGGCTACGGAGGTTTTCACTGGGGCCACCTATGGCTCCTTGGCCCTCACCTCGGCGGACCTGACCGCCGGCTCGAGTCTGGTTGCCGTCGTTGACGACACCATGCTCGCTGACCACGTCTTCCCCGGCGACATCTTGGTCTTCACCGTCGGCGGTGTCACGACGAAGTACCTGATCCGGGAAGTCCCGTCAGAGGTCAGCCTTGATCTGGGCGTCGAGGTCCCGACCACCGCCTCGGCGGACTCGGCCTCGATCATCCGGCGCTCCTTGGTGCTGCCCTCCTCGGGTCAGGTGATCCGCGTCGGCCGCATCAGCGGCTCCTCGGTGCGCTGGCTGGAGCACGCGGGCTCGGCCGTCAAGGCCAACCCCTTCGGCACGGGCAAGGGCGCCGCCTTCGAGCAACGCTTCTCGGAGGGGCACACCAAGAGCCACGCGCTGGTCTGGCCCGCACCTGACGACACCACCGAGCTGTACCTCGTTGAGCAGTCCGAGTACAAGGTCCAGATGGACGAGGACACCGACACCCTCTCCTTCCCGGAGGAGGCGGTCGATGGGATCCTCGAGCGATCGAGGCAGGCGTACCTGACCTGGATCGGTAGCGCCGATGGTGTCCAGCTGGGCGCTGCGGCCCAGGCCTCCCGTGATGTCGCCGATTCGATCCACAACAGCGGCAACGCACACCAGCTCCACCAGAGGTACTAGCCATGGCCGGCGACTATTCAGGTCCCTGTTGCTGTGGGTCAGTGACCCGCATGAAGGGCGGAATCCACCCCGACACGATCAAGTCGGCCACGGTGGACCTGCACATCGAGGACTACACGACCAAGACGTTCATCAACGCCATCCTGGTCAACAAGCCCATCCACATCATCAGTGCGACGGCAGCGTACGTGGCCATCAGCCACGACACCACGGCGGGCAACGAGCACAAGCAGGTCAAGACGCGGAGCCCCTCGACTACTGCCATTGAGTGGGCGATGACCCCAGCGTCCTTCTCGCTGTTCACGCTCCCCGCCTTCGTCACCGACGACTTGGACATGGGCGGCTGGGATCCCGAGCAGGGTGGCGACTACATCGACGGGCGCGACTACATCGTGTCAGGCGCAGTGAACCCCTACACACCTCACTGGCGTATGCCCGAGGATCTGTGGGGCTACTTCTGTGACGGCGCGTTGTTCGTCGAGATGAACGCGGCGTACCAGTTCACCTGCCTGCGGGTCACTGTCAACTACGTTGACCGAGCGCAGTTCTCGCCTGCCTACCCTGACCCTGTGGGGGTCATGCAGCACTACTGGAAGTGCGCTCACGGCGACAAGGTCGAGTTCCTGGAGGGTTTCTACGGCGGCTCATCGTTCGACGTGGACTCCAGTGCGGTCGTCTCGGTAGGCTCCTCGCTGCCGGGCTCGAGTCGCCAGACCAACCCGGGCTCCTGGATCACCACGGCGCACTCCGCCCACACTTGGTAGCCATGCAGCCGAAGCGCATCGACCAGCTCCCCCTCGATCGGCGGGTCGGCCACCTCGGCCCGACCGGGGGCCAGCTCCCTGCCCTCTTCGAGCGCCGGGACGTAGAGCCCGGCGCGTTGACGCTGACTCGTCGGACGGGCACCCAACGCTCGACGTCCGATCTGCCCAACCTCCTGGGCGCCGGCTACGACGGTGAGCTGGGCGAGTGCGCCGTCGACCGCGACTTCGACAGCGAGATCGGCTCCGAGTGGACGATCTTCGGTACCTTCTACGCCCCCGATTCGACGCTCTCGTCGGACAGCTACTCGAGGGTGTTCTCGCTGAACGGGACGGAGCTGTACGTCAAGCACCTGTACGCGACGAACCAGATCCGGCTCCAGGTCTACGACGATGCCGGCTCGCTCCTCACACAGACGGGTACGGTGTCCCTCTCATTGACCCGCACCCTGCGCTTCATGGTGGCCCGGGAGGCCGCTGGCAACGTCGCACTGAACGGCTGGGCCGTCCCGGCCTCCGGGGGCACCGCCGTCGTCGGGGCCGACGTCACGGCGGCTCACACCTTCGATGACACCCTCAATGAGTTGGTGCTGTTCGGCGAGGTCCATTCGTCGTTGGCCGGGCACTACAAAGGTGTCCTCCTGACCAACTTCTTGCTCTACGACGCGGACGTCTTCACCACCGCTGTCTACGACGCCTTCGCTGCCGACCTGACCCCAGAGACCTCCATCACCCTGCCGGGTGCCTCGGACCTCCTGTGGCAGGGCAAGTTCAGCGAGGGAGGCACTGCCCTGACCTACACCAACGACGGCGCCGAAGAGGTCAACGCCTACCTCGTTCCGTCGAAGCCCCTGGCCTACGATCCAGCGGGCAACGGGGCGCCCACCGAGATCCACTTCGGAGGCAAGGGCGTCCTTGAGGTCCCGTTTTACCTGGACTTCGATGAGTACTACTGGACCGCGACCTACGCCTCGGCCCGCCTCGAGTGGTGCTTCCAGCTAGAGATCACGACGCCGGAGATCCTGGCAGCCTGCACCATCTACGAGGTACAGGATCTCTTGCGTCTCCGCATCGTCGAGAGCGGTGGGTCCTACTACCTCAAGGCGGAGTTCCATAACGCTACCGTCAGTGTCACGCATACGACCGCGCTGGCCGGAGGCACAGCCTACGATGTCTTCGCCGCTCGAGACACCACTACGGTCTACCTCAAGCAGGATGCGGCAGAGCTGAACGCCACCGCCACCAACCCCATCATCTTCAACTACGACAAGACCCTCGGGTTTGTCATTGGGGACACGGCGGACTTCGAGAACAGTGAGCCCTACTCCGGGCGGCTCGGGCGCTTCGCGCTGCACAACTCCTCCACCCGTGCGTTCGGCGACCGGACCGACGCCGTCATCTACTACGACGTCGACTCCATCTACGGCGACGAGGTTCTCGACCGAGGGCCCCGCAGCCTCAATGGGTACCTGGGTGTCCGCTCCTCGGCCAAGGCGCCCTACTACGCCGAGGGCGCGTTCCCGGGCGGCGCCTACGTCGCAGCGGCTGGAGGCTACCTGATCTCTGCGCCTTCGCCCAGCTACGGCTACGAAGGCACCCTCGAGAAGCCCCTGCTCAAGGACGCTGTCGTCCAGCGCGAGGGCCAGCGGGCCTTCGTTGTGAGCAACGGGGTTGCCTACCTCGTCGATGACGTTGATGAGACCTTCCGGCCGCTGGGCATTCCCCGCCCCTCAACCAAGGTGTCGTGTACTCCGCAGGGTATCGGTGCGATCGACGGGTTCGTGCGGTACGCCTACCGCTACACGACGCAGGACGGCACCGTCGGACCCGTCTTCCAGCTCGACCCGTGCGATGCCACGGGCGGGGTCAACGTCCTGCTGGGAGCCGAGACCTTCAGTCTCCCTTTGGACCCCGCCTTCGGCATTGCCTACGGCGAGTGCGAAGTGGGCACCGTTGCCGCCGACGGGGTCGAGTGCCTCATTGCGCATGATGACGACAACACAGGGGACGCCGACCCCTCGCTGCTCCATATCGAGAAGAAGAACCCTGGTCTGACGCTGGAGACCGCCTTCCGCTTGCCTGCGCTGGCGGCGGTCACGGAGGAGTCGGTCATCTCGCAGGGCGTCTATGCGCCGTTCGGTCCGACGTACTGGTTCGCCGACCACACCCCCTACAACTTCCCTTGGATTGGTGGGCAAGGTGCGGAGAGCACCTTCCAGCTCACCTTCCGGTACTTCTACGATGCTGCGGACTCCAACACCGAGTACCAGATCCTCTTCGGCATCGGTGCGCGGAACCAGCACAAGGACGGTTCACCCAAATGGCGGCTGAACCACCTGCTCATCAGCATCCAACCGCCCGAAAACGTATCGAACGACCACAGCCTTGTCATCACCCGTGACGACGCCTACAGCGGATCCGGACACTACAACGACGCGCTGAAGCATTGGTCGAAGGACTACGACTTCGTCAGCGGGAATGACTACACGATCTTCGTCAGCCGTGGCGGCGCCAACTACGGCAGCGCCCCTGGTGCAGACCTTCTCGTCGCCATCTACGACCACACTGCCGAGTCGTGGAACGAGTGGCCTCATAGTGCCACCGCGACACAGCTCGTGAACACCGACTTCTGGGGCGCGAACTACACAGGCAAGGCCCGCGACGAGGTGGTCTGGGGTGGCATGCGGCGCGAGGGCAGCTCCATCTCGACGAAGACGCGGAAGCGTTCGGCGGCGGGCAGCTCTACCTTCAACTTTGACTTCATCACGCCCCTGTTCAACGGAACAACGTCTGACGGCTCGCCGGGTACGGTGCTGTATCACGGTCGGATGTGGCGCAAGGAGCAACCCTTCACCTTGCTCGCGGAGAAGGCCCTTGATCGGTACGGCGCTCGGCAGGGTCCGCTGTCTGACGCGCTTGAAGTCGATGTCGCCTTCTGCTCTGACTCGTCGAAGCCCACGCTGGACGGCGGTTGGGACTTCCCCAACGACATGCGTGTCAAGTTCGCCACGCCCCACGCGCTGGAGGCCCGAGTCTTCCTGGGCTCCTCGGTGGACAAGACAGTCTTCTTGGCCTACGGCGCCGACAACACCATCACTGCGGGCTCCCCCGACACCCACGCCGTCACCTCCACCGATCAGATCCCCCTCTGGGCGGCGTACACCAGCCGCAACAAGGGCTCCATTGTGGTTGGGGTTGGACAGGCTGTCTCGTTCGAGATCGGCAAGCAGAAGTGGCATTCTGCAGCCGAGGTCCTGACCTTCTCCGAGCTGTCGGACGTCATCGACCTCAAGCAGTGGACGTGGTTGACCCTCTACTTCCACCAGATCAACCGCGTCGGCGCGACCAACAAGCTCGACATCTGGCTCGAGCGTATCTTCCTCGACGGCAACACGGGCGAGTGGGGCGACGTCTTCGATGCGGACGTCGACCCGGAAGGCCCCGACGGCAAGGCGAACAACACGGCCGCAGGCAACGGACAGTTCAGCCTCATGACTGTCGGCGGTGTCCCTGGCATCGATAGCGACTTCGAGGTCGAGATCGCCGAGGTTCGTCTGTGGGATGGTGAGCGCTACACCGCTGCGGGCGGCGGCGACGGCGAGTACGCCTTCGGCACCTACCTGTCCACCCGCATCCCGCCGAACATCTGGGACGAGCTTCACGTCTACTTGCGCTTCGCCCCAGCTGACCTCGACGACCCTGATTCGCCGACCACGATGGATCAGGTCGGCACCTTCGGGGGCCAGAAGAATGCCGATGCTGTCGATGTGTACCAGGGCGCCGACATCATCAGCGGTGACGATGTCCAGGACGACGGCAGTCACTACTTCGTACCCTTCCCGGTGCCCCCGCTCGACTCCATCAAGGGGATTCAGATCTTCCGCACCCAGGTCGTCCCGGTCACGGAGACCTACGACAACGGCAAGCCCAACCCCAACGCGATCACTGACGCCTACAAGGCGGCGCTCGCGGCTCCGTTGTACCTCCTCACGGAGATCCCTGACGGCACCGACTTCTACTTCGACGCGGCTACCGACGATCTGCTCGGCGGCAAGCTCGACCTGACCGAGGGCCTGATCCCCACCAACCCCGGCGGGATCTTTGAGTGGGCCGGCCACCTGGGCCTCTGGGTCACCGACCGGCCGCGCATCCACTTCGCTGCGGCTCCGGGCTCCTGGGAGAGCTACCCGGCGGACATGGTCTACGACCTCCCCTTGCGCGAGTCGGGCCAGATCCAGGCTGCGGTCGAGCTGGGTGCCCAGGATGCCCGGTCCTCCCGAGCCCTTGTCCTGGGGCGGGCCTGGGGCGTCTTCTTGGAGGGCAACCCGACCAGCCCGCAGGTCAACAGCATCGGCGGCGGTGTCGGTGCGGCCTCGTCGCGCTGTCTCGTCATCGAGGGCGGCGTAGCCTACGCCTACAACGGCACCCTCTGGGCCATCAACGGGGCCGGGGAGGTCACGGACATTGGGCGACCTGTCCTCGATCTCCTCCCGGATCCCGACAACGCGAGGCTCTCGGTCTCCTCGGCGCTCAAGTCGGTTTTCGTCATCGACGAGAGCACGGGCATCACCTTGCGCTACTACTTGCCGCTGCGGGAGTGGTTCGTCGAGGATCGCTACGCCCTAAGTGTCACTGACATCGACGGCGTAGACTCGTGGGTCCACCTTAGCGGGTACCCGGCGGCAGGCACCGCTGCTCATTACAGCGACGATACCGACAGCGACACCGCGACCGAGTACGCCGTCAGTTCCTTCGTCAGCACCACGCTGGTCATCGCCGACACCACCGGGATCTCGGTGGGGCAGCGCCTCACGGTGGCTGCGGAAGAGGACCCTCGCCGCCGCCAGACGCTCACGGTGCAGAGCGTAGCTGATGGCTCGGTCGTCGTCGAAGAGACAATCACCTTGAGCACCACGGGCCCGGACGTCGATGGCAATACCATCACCTACACCTACCTCGCCCATCCCGGCGTCGGCCCGTGGGGCACCATGATCGACACAGGGCCCTTTGTGAACTCTGGCTTCCTCGACAGCGGCGACATTGGTGTCGTCCTTGGAGACCAGTGGTACGCAGGGGTCGAGGGCGTCGACTACTACCCCTCGCCTACCGACCTCTCGGGGTTCCTGGACAACGGTGCGTCCTTCCCGGCGCGAGTGGTGGACTCCGGTGACGCCGGAGCTTCAGCGCGGTGGGGCATCAACAACAGGCAGCGCATCCAACGGGTCATCCTGTGGAGCCCTGCGGCCGAAGCAGCTACGCTGTCCGAGGTCCACCTGAACCACACACACAAGAGGACGGAGTAGCCTATGGTACTTGGAGCCCTTGCACTGGGACTCGGCGTCGGCTCGAGCATCCTGTCGAACACGGCGGCGAAGAAGGCGGCGAACAAGCAGGCAGCTTTGGCCCGAGCCCAGGCTGCTCGCATTCGCAAGCAGGCCGGCCAGACCCGCGCCCGCATGGAGCGCGAGCTGGACTCGTTGCGCACGCTGCGCGACCTGGACCTCCCGGCGTTTCAACAGGCGTCACAGCAGGCCTACCTCAATGCGAGTAAGGCTGCCGAGAGGGTGGCCCGCTCCCGTACGATGGGCCGCATGGGCGACGAGGTACGCGAAGCCGTCTTCGGGGGCCAGTTCGACCAGTACGTCGGGGGCAAGATGCAGGGCCTCCAGCGCCACGCCGACCTGACCCAGCGCATTTTCCAGGGCGCCTCGCAGATCGAGCAGATGACCCTCGCCGCCGAGAACCAGGCCTCACAGATCAGCTACGGCGGACAGTCGCAGGCGATCTCGACGGAGGCCGCTGCCGGTGACCCGCTGGCCAACATCTTGGGCGTGACCGCGCAGGCCCTTGCGCAGTTCGATAGCGCCGACAAGGCTGCATCGAAGGCGGAGGAGGGCAAGGGAGAAGACTTGATGAAGCAGATGCTTATGAGTGAGATCCCTATGGAGGATCTGCTGGCGAAGCAGGGCAAGGTGGGCGAGTTCATGCAGTCCAAGGGCTTCGAGGGGTACACCCCGCAGGAGTTTCACAGTGCCTTTTTCCCGAAGGGAGGTAAGTAACAATGGCTTCCATGGAAGACTTCGGCTCACTGGCAGCAACGGTCGGCGGCGCTCTCGGTGCCCACGCCACGGGCGGGGCCCAGGGCCTCAACGCCTTCTTGGGCGGACTGCAGCAGCGTGAGCTGGCAGCAGCCGAGCGGGAGTTCAAGCGCGAGTCCCAGGCCCGCGACCAGCTCTTCCAGTCCAACCGCGACCAGCTGCAGCGCACGCACGAGCTGGAGATGCTCGACAAGCGCGAGACGGCCGGCGAGGACAAGATCAACCGCCAGATGGCCAACGTCATCGTGGCTGACGCGCTCCGAGATCCTGCTCGAGGGACCGAGATCGCGGCCGAGATGAAGGGGGCCCTCCCCGAGCTGGCCGGCACCATCGACAGCATCGACTGGAACAACCGCGAGGTGGCGGTCCCTGTGGCCGAGGCCTACGTCGGGCGCATCGGCGCGGCACAGGCAGGCTCGCGCACGAGTGAACGGGGCGAAGAGGCCCTTGCGCGGAACCGGCAGTACACCGTACGCACTGGTCTCGAGGCCCCGAGCGGGTTCACGAACGCCGACGCGCTCGCGCTGGAGACCCAGCACAGCGCAGCGCTGGGCGAGCTGCAGACTGCGACGATCTCCGCCAACACGTTCTCGGGCGAACTCAATAACATTGGTAACCTGCCCGCCAGCGAGCGACTCGGGCAGCTGCAAGCGCTGGACGCCCAGATGGCCAACGCGCAGAAGGGGCTCCCCGCTCTCGCCGAGAGCATCTTCATGGGCGACCCGACGTTCTCGGCCGGCGTGACCTCGGCGATGTCGTCGATGGATACGGTCGTCTCCGGGGCCGAGCGACTCCGTCGTGCCACGGCGAAGGAGATCGCCGCCGGCCACGACTTCAAGCAAGGTGTGGCTTCCTGGCAGGGGTTTCAGCCTGGATACGGAGGTGTGGACGGGGAAGAGACCCTGTACCAGGAAGCCCTTGCTGCCTCGGCTCCCCAGCTGGAGCAGCTCGACACCACCTTGGCCTTGCTGCACAGCACCGACCAGGAGATCCTTGACGCGCTGGGCTACACCAAGAACCCGGCGATCCTCGACGCCCACGACCGCTCGGTGGGCGGCGACCCGGGCGAGCTGCTCACGGCGAAGACCCTCTTCGATGAGTACCGCGCCGCCTCGCTGGGCGAGACGCCGAACTTCGAGCGTATGGGGCAGCTCGACAACCAGATCAAGACCCTCGCGGCGAAGACGCCCGCCGTCTTGGAGGCCGACATCGGCCGCTTCATGGCCCGGCTCAACAGTGTCGCCGCCACAGAGTCCGCCTTGGTCTCCTTGAACACGGGTGCGCTCGAGAGCGCCGGGTTCGGCATGGACCCCGAGGTCGCCCTCGATCGGTTCGGGGTGGTTCGCGGCGACGACCCGACCGGCGCGAAGAGCTGGGATCCTGTGGTCTCAACGAAGCGCATGTTCAGCGACCCTGCGGTCCTCGATGGGCTGGCGCAGAATCTCTGGGTCGGGCTCACTGACGATCCGAACTTCGATGTGGAAGCCGTTGCCGACCAGCGGGTACGGGCGCTCCAGCGCCAGTACCCCGAGTTCTTCGGGCTCGAGTCGGCGAACGCCCTGCGCACCCGACTGGCTGGGTTCTCCTCGGCCCGTGCGGGCATTGGCCCACTGCGCTCGCCCGTCGCCGAGCTGCACGGCTACGACAGTACGCTGCCTCGCCGTATCCAGAAGCTCTCGCCCGGTACCAGCTACCGCACCCTCCTCTCGGCCGACGAGCAGCTACAGGCGCGACAGAACATGCAGTCCGTGGTCACGCGAGGCGGCGACCCGACCAGCCCGACCGCAAAAGCAGACCTCTTGACCGAGGCCTTGGCCATCACCAAGGAGCGACCGAAGGGTCAGACCAAAGCTGTCCCGCTGCCTTCCTCGGGCTCCACCCTGCACGCGATGGGCGGGCCTACGTCCCGCACCAAGACGGTGATGATCGCCGAGGCCGAGGGCATGGACCCCGGTCGCGTCAGTCTCCCTGACATCCACGCACTGATGCAGCAGTTCGCGCCGGGATACGCACAGAGGGCTGTCTCGCCCGGCAGGTTCCCGGAGAACAAAGAGGCGCAGAGCTACATGACCGGCCGGAACAGCCTGTCGGCCTACGCCGCGCAGTACTCCGACATGAGCCCGGATGAGGTGTCGGCACTGAAGCGACTCGACCTCATGCGCGCCCTGCCGTTGGACGACCTTGCGGTGGGATCAACGCCGGAGGAGTACGCGATGCTCCAAGGCCTTCAGACCCACCTGCGTACGCTGGACCTCCCCGAGGCCCGCGCCATGTTCTTCGGTGAGGGTGCCGTCGGGGTCGATCCTGAGCGACTCGGCCTTGTTCCTGGTTCGATGGACGCCTACGAGGCGGACCGCGTGAGCGCCTCGGTTGCGGTCAACATGGGTGACCTCGACCTCCCGGCACTCCACGACGAGATCAAGGCCATTGACGGCGCCCTCGCCGATCTCTCTCGCTTCACGCCGGACACCCAAGCTGGCCGCATCGTGTCGCTCGGCGACGACTACTCCATCCTCGATGAGGCCCTCCTCGCTACCAACGCGGAGCAGCTCGCCGCAGACAAGGAGCTGCTCGAGCGCCGGATCAACGCGAAGACGCAGCTTATGGCGAAGTACAACGGCGGCGCGACGGGCACGGTGGCCGTACTGCACGGCTCTGCGTCCTTCCCGACCAGCGCCGGCGAGCTGTCGGTCTCCCTGCTGAAGAACCGCCTCTTGACCTCGGGCGAGTCACAGGACATCCTGTCGCAGTGGAACACGAACACCTACACTGTTCTGGCGCAGCGTCTAACCGACCAACCCGATGCCAGCCCCTTCTTCCTGTTCCAGCAGCTTAGTGATGTCGTCGGCCTGACCTCGTCTCAAGGGGAAGCCTCGTTGAACAGGGGCACCGCGATCCCGCAGGCAGACCGTGTGGCCTTGATGGAGGAGCAGTCCAGGAGCTTCGCGCACGCCGAGGAGCACTTCATGGACCTCTTCGACCTCATCCAGCGCAACCCCGACTTCAAGACGAACAACGCAGCCGCCTCGCTTCAGCCTGTCTTGGATCGCGGCGACTTCGACTCGATGCCGTCCGATACCCCGGACGCTCAAGCCTGGAAGGCCTGGGCCCTTTGGAGTGCGGTCACCCAGGTCCACGGCGGTAGGTAACCATGAGCAATCCACAGCAAGCCGGCTTCCTCGACCGTGTCTTCAACAGCACGATCAGTCTACCGCAGCAGGTAATCTGGCGGATCTGGCGTGCGCTCGAAGATGAGGACGTCGACCTGTTCTCCGAGCAGGGTCTCCTGGACGCGGCGCTCCTGCCCGGCCTGGGCATCATGGACGACCACCAGGAAGACGTCATGCCCGACTACATGGCGCAGCAGCTCGGCATGGGCGACGGCTTTGTCGGACAGATGTCGGCCGCGATCTTGAGCGATCCGTTGACGTACCTGACTGGTGGGTTGAGCGCGGCTGGCAAGGTGGGCACTGCTGTGGGTCAGTCGCGTCGGGCACCCACCCTGAAGAAGCTCCTGCGCGGTGCGGCCGAGACGGCTGGTCAGAACCTCGACGAGTTCAGCAGGATCACGGCTGTTGACGACCTCGTGCCCCACATCGACGAGGCGATGAAGGAGCTGAAGTCAGGGCCGATGACCAAGAAGGCGAAGCAGGAGCTGAAGACCCTCGACCGCATGCAGCGCGACCTCGCTGCCCACGGCGGGGATGCGGCCAAGGAGCTGGGCCCTGCGCCCACCCTGCACGATGCGCTCCAGTCGACCCGCCAGCGCCAGATCGCCATTGGCCTACCGGGGTTGGCCACGTTCGGGGCGAAGTTCAACGTCGCCGAGGGCTACAGCTCTTGGTGGACAGCCTTCAAGGATGGCGTCCGTTCTGGTGGGACCGGGCTCTCGAAGGCGCTCCTGACCAACAAGGTTGTCGAGTCGATGCCTGGGGTCAGCAAGGCCTTGCGCAACGTGACCGCCCCGGCGCGTCACGCTGTTGCCGGCTGGAAGGTGGGTGGCGAGCCCTTGGTCTCCTTCAGCCACGCAGCCGCGCAGATGAGCGACGACGAGCTGGCCGCTCTGACCCACTGGACGAACCGAGCCAAGGGTGCCGGGAACATGGTCCCGGACATGCTCAAGCTCAACAAGAAGGGTGACGCGAAGGCCCTCGTCGTGAAGGAGTACCGGCGCAACATCGCGGCCGGCCTCTCCCACGAGGAGTCGTTCCGCAAGGCCTTCTCTACCGCTGGCATCGGCAAGCGAGGCGAGACGGGTGCCGCCCTCTGGGGACGCCTGACCGGGCGGGGCGCAGAGAGCACCGCCTTCCCTAAGTGGGGCGACAAGACCAAGGGCGCGAAGGCGATCGAGGGGGCGATGGACACGGCTGTCACCCGCTGGCAGCAAGCCTCTGCCCTGGCTGCAGACGGGCGCTTCAACATCCACCCCGAGTCCACCGAGCTGGGTCGGGTCAGTCGGGTGTTCCACGCCGAGCTGGAGGAGAAGGGCGAGACCATGGCCTTCCTCGCCGAGAAGGCCTTCGACACGGCTTCCGCCTTCAAGAAGACCTTGAACATGGCGTTCAAGACGGGTGAGGCCTCGACGCACGGCCAGAAGGTCTACGCCGACTTCCTTGCCCACACTGCCCGAGACAACGACCAGCTCGAGACCCTCGCCGCTGGGCTCTACAAGCGAGTCGCCGCGATCGTTAAGGAGGATGGGCACAGCCTGTCCGCCAACGACATCGGCACCGTATTCGAGAAGCTCATTGAGCTGCAGCCGTTGCCGGGCGAGCTGGCCCAGACCTTCCACGCGGCCACCATCAATGAGCAAGGTGTTGCTGCCGCCACGGAGTCGTTGAGCAACTTCCTGAAGAGGCACCGCCGCGTCATGGACAGCTTCGAGAAGATGCTCTTGCGCGGCGGCATCAGCGACGGCGCGGTACGCGAGCGCATCTTGGCCTCGTTCGACGATCAGGTCTTCCCCTTCATGGAGCGGGAAGCCGAGGTTGCCGGTAGCGCGAAGATCCGGGTAGCGTTTAGACGCCTCATCACCAAGCAGTCGCGGACTGTCGAGGAGCTGACCCCGCTCGACCAGATTCGGATGCGGCGTGCCAACAACAAGCACGTCATCCGGGGTGCTGGCATTGAGGTACCTGGGGGCGACCCCATCTACGCGCTCGAGCGGTTCGCCGGCAAGAAGGCCGCGTTCCTCGACGACGCCGACCTCGATGACGCGCTCAAGGAGATCGAGGGCTACGGTCTCCGCGACATGACTCCTGATGAGATCGTGGGCGCAGCCAAGGAGATCCCGGCCTTCGAGCAGTTCACTCGTCGGCACAGCTTGACCCCGGAGGAGGGGCTGCAGCTGCTCCGCCGTACCGGCAAGGGCCAGGCCCGTCGGGTGCCGCGCACCGAGATGCGCCAGCCGCAGCTCTGGGAAGAGGGCCGCATGGGCTGGACAGGCCAGCAGGCCGACGACCATCTGGCCCAGTACGGCCTCCGCCTGACCAAGGCGGAAGACGGTACCCTTGCGTTGGTCCCGGATGCCGTCACCGAGGCCACCCTGCGCCGCCGCTACGGCTGGAAGCGCGGCGACATGAAGGGCTTCAACAGCATCCGAGCTGCCATGGCCCAAGCGCGGAAGTGGCTGGGCGAGCAGGGCGACTACGTCAAGCGCCACGGCCCGGCCGACGTGGAGACCAGGGCCGACCTCAACGTGCCGACCTCGGAGCTGGACGACCTCAAGAAGCTCTTGAGCACGGACGACCTCACCACGCTCCGTGGCCGTCGTCGCCTCTTCGACGAGACCCGCCTGCCCCAGGATCTCGGCCCCGACTTCGCCCGCCTCCGGGAGCTTCGTCGGCGTCGTCAGCTGCCGGCCGACCACCGCCTGCACGAGCCCGGCCCGGTCGTGCCCCAGCGCCGCGTCGAAGTGACCGACTCGGGTGCGCCCCGCACCGGCGCCGACCTCCGCTTGTTCATGGAGGACAACGGCGTCATCCTCACCGAGGACGAGATGAGCGAGTGGGCCACCGAGTACTCGAGAGGCCGCTTGCTCGTGCGCGAGCTACAGCGAGCCCTTGGGCGTGCCCGGGCAGCTGGCACCGCGCTCGACTTCGACCCGCAGCTCTTGTCCGAGATCGACAACCACGTCGCCACCTCCGGCAAGATCATCGAGGACATGGTCATGGGTGAGCTGCCCCCCAGCGTCACCCAGCTCTGGGATGATGTGCGCCGCATCCAGACGCAGCAGTTCGAGGAGGCCCGCAGAGCTGGCGTCTGGATCCCGGGCAGTCCGGTCGGGTACCTGCCTCGCTACTTCAACAAGAATGGCCGAGCCAAGATCGCCAGCATCATCGGCGACATCGAGCAGACCGACGGCCGCCTCCTTGTACGTCTCGGCATCAAGCAGGCGCAGCGTTTCGGGCGCTCGCTCGACTCCTTCTCGTTGGACGACCTGAACGACATCCATGCAGAGGTCAGGGCGCTGACCGCAGAGGAGGGGGCGGACAAGGTGTGGGCCAGCTACATGGCTCGCATCGAGCACGAGATGAAGCGGGCCGGCGTCCCGATCGCCGGTGGTGCAGGGCGACGGGGTGCCTACGACAGCAAGCGCCTCGTCGACGATCCGTTCCTCTCGTTGCTCCAGCGTCTCGGTGCCTCCAACCAGAACAAGACGCTCGAGCAGTATTGGGACAACATGCTCGCCGCCAGCGACACGGCCCCGGGCGAGTCCATGATGCTGGGCGGCAAGGTGGTCGGCGTCATCGACAACACAGGGAAGACGCGCAACGTCAAGAGTGCCCGCGCCTTCCCCGCGAGAACCACCTTGCGCAAGCCGTCGCAGAACCTCGAAGTGGTCGACCTGACCAATGAGGCTGCTGACCTGGAGTACACCCCGCAGTCCATCGTCATTGAGACGGCCAAGGGGGAGCGCCATGTGGTGCCCACCGCCATGCTTGATGAGACCGGCTTCGGGCTCCTTGATCTGGGCGCGGCCGACGAGCTGGAAGCCCTGGGCTACACCCCGACGCTCGGCCAGAACTTCGCCAAGGCCAGCCTGCGCTCCGACCTGCACGAGAGCATCTTCCAGGGCGTCCTCCAAGGGGGACAGGCCGAAGGGCTGCTCGGCCGGCACGTGGTCTTCGGGGCACAGAACCTGATGGCGTCGGCGATCAAGGCCTCGGCCAAGGTCCACGAGGTCACTGCGCCCGCGCTCCGCACCTTCGACTCGGTCAACTACCTGATCAAGACGTTCCAGACGATCTTCCGGTTGCCTTTCCACATCGCCAACCTGACCAGCGGTGTGTTCCAGACGATGCTGGCCGGGGCCTCACCGAAGAACGTCGCTGCCGCCTACGTCGACACCATGCGCCTGATGGGCGGCAACCAGCAGCGCCTCGCTCAAGCGGCCGGCGCGTTGGGCGACATGCTCGGCACCGACGAGACGGTGAGCAACGGGGTCCTCTCCCTGCTCAAGGGCAACCGCACCGAGATCCAGCGCCTTGCTCGGATGCAAGGCAACGGCGACCTCGCCAAGCACCTCGATGCGCTACAGGATGCCGGCATCGATGAGATCGAGTCGCTCGTCATCAAGCACGCTGACGGCACCGAGACGGACCTCGTGGAGTTCTTGCAGCTTGCGGGCGAGATGGAGTTGTATGGCACCTTCGCTAGTTCCCTGACCCGTGGCTCGCGGACGGTCGGCGAGAACCTCGTGCGCATCAAGATGGACGCGCTCGAGCCCACCTTGGGTGGGCGAATCAAGGGGCTCCCCGGTCGCACCCTCGAACGGATGCGCAACGTCAGCGAGACCTCGGAGGTCTTCAACCGGACAGCGACAGCCCTTGCGCTGGTGAGAGAGGGCCACCCGATGCGTCGTGCCATCGAGATCGCCAAGGAGGCGCACGTCCCCTACGAGAAACTCACGCCGTTCGAGCGCAACTACATGAAGCGCCTCTCGGTGTACTACGCCTTCCCTCGCCACTACATGCCGTGGGCCTGGGCACGCTTCGCCGAGGACCCCAAGAAGCTCTCGGTTCTGGCTCACACCATGCGCGACCAGAAGCTCTTGGCCTCGCAAGAGGGTCGCCCCACCTTGGTTCTAGGCGACATGCGCCTCGACGTGGGGCGTTTGAACGCCAACATGGAAGCGGCCGGGATGCTCGCCGCCTTCGCTGACCGCATCGTGATGCCTGCCGCCGAGATCATGCCCGGCATCGACTCGGTCGATCCGCGTGACCTCATCAAGGCGCAGAGTGACGCCGGCCTCACCTCGGTGGGTGGCGTGGCCAGCATGCTAGGCTGGAAGAACATGGTGCCACAGGGCGAGCGCACCCAGGGAGGGGCACCTGACCTGTGGGGCGACGCGGTCAACATAATCTGGCCAATCAAGATCGCTGCCCAGATCGCGGGCAAGGTGCCGTCGAAGGAGGAGGGCTCCCCCTACGTCGACTACACCCCGCTCGAGTCGTGGCTCACGGACAGCAACTTCGGCCTTGGCCTGCGCAAGGTGAAGCCCCAGCACGAGCTTCAGCAGGCGATCATGGCCTACCGCAAAGAGGTCCGGAAGCTCCAGCTCCGAGCCGCAGCCACCGAGGACGAGGGCAAGCGTGAGCGACTCCTCGACCACGTCCGTACGCTGACCACCAGTCTGGGTCAGATCCAAGCCGACTCCCAACAGAAGACCGACTAGTACCATGCCTAAGTCCGACACGCCTCCCTCTTCTGCTCCCGTCGTGCGCGAGATGCGCCGCGAGTTCGGGGTAGGGATCACTGTCAATGTGGCCCTCGTCCTCGCGCTCATCACCTTCATCTACAAGGCGGGCAAGTGGGTCGAGCGGATCGACAACAGCATCATTGGCACGAACACCCGCGTCGAAGCCCTGGAGGAGAGCCTCAACGGCTTCGTCGGGGATCGGTGGCGGCGGAGCGACACCTTGATGTACCATGTCCTTGCCCAAACGGCCGTAGACGCCTGGGCCGAACGCAACGAGTTGACTCCTTTCGTCCTACCTCCTCCCTACACACCTCAAGAGCAATGAGACACCTGATCCTTGTCGTACTCCTTGCGGCGCTCTCCTCCTCCTGCGTCGCTACCCGTGGTGACCTCACCGACATGTCCGCCGGCTTCGCTGACGCCTTCGCCAAGTTCGAGCAGCGGGCGGACGATGCGCCCACCCAGGCTGACATCGGCTTGGCTCGGGCCGAGCTGCTCGCGGAACTCAAGGGCACCGTGGACAAGACGGTGGACGCCATCGACGGGCGCATCGCCGATGTGGTAGCTACCGTGGACACCGTCAGCGAGAAGGTCGGCGAGGGCCCCATGGGGTGGCTCGAGCTGCTCTTGGGAGCAGCCGGCACGACGGTCGCCGGCGTCGGCGGGCTACACGTCCACCGGAACAGCACCCGCCGCCGCGACCTCGAAGTCCAAGAGCTGCGCAAGGCAGCTGGCCAATGATCGTCCTGGGTGTCGATCCCGGGTACAAGAACCTGGGCCTCTCTGTCCTGCGCATCGATGAGGAAGACTCGTCGAAGGTCGAGCTGCTGTGGTCGAAGAACATGGCCGTTGGTCGAGCGACTGCACCGATGGCCTTCGCCAAGTTCCTCGTGCCTCGACTCGAGGCGCTGCACAGCGAGTACGGGCCCATCGAGGGCGTGGCCTGCGAGACCCCGCCCATCCTGCCCGGCAACATCAAGACCACTGCCTTCCTCTGGGCCGTGACTTCGATCATCGTGGGCTGGGCGCAGCAAAAGGACATGGCCATGCGACACGCCTCGCCGATCTCCCTCAAGCGAGGGGTCTGTCGTACCCTGGACATGCCCTGGGACAAGAGCTTCATCCCACGCAAGTCGCATGTGAAGAAGGCGGTCGAGGCGCTGCTCGGGACAACCAGCTCGACGTCGCACGAGAATGATGCCACCTTCATCGGGCTGCTCTTGTTCTCCAAGGCGGTGCCGGCGGCATGAAGAAGCTCCACGTTGCGTCCAGGGTATCTCGGCTTGCCTACACCGGATGTGTGTTGGCAGACTTCGAGGTGAGGGCACTCAAACTAGATGAGCTGTTCTGCCCTGTGCGCCACGTGCAGACCTTCGTTGCGGGGGTACAGCGGTCCATCGACGAGAGCGGGCTACGGCATCCCGTGATCGTCGTGCGCATTCCGCGTGAAGATCTGATCGCGCAGCACGAGCAATGGGGGACCACTGGGCGGTCTATCCCTGACCGTCCCTGGCTCAACGTGGTGTGCGGCGGCACGAACCGGGTCGAGGCAGCACGTGGTCTGGGCTTCACGCACATCGACTGTCTCCTGGTGCCTGACTTCGACCTAGCCATGCGCATCCAGGAGCGACAACGGAGAAGCTATGTCCCAGCCCCAGCGCAAAAGTAAGCCCACTGCCCCGAAGCTCGAGCGGTTGTCCTCACCTGAAGACATGGCGGTCGAGCGCTTCGGTAAGGTCGAAGGGCTGGCGATCATCCGGCTGAACACCCTCAAGCTGGCTGAACACTATGCCGAGCGGTACCAGCTGGACATGGCCGATCCAGAGGTCGCGGTGATCGCCTCCGCCCTGGCGTTTACACGCCACAAGCAGCTCATTCTCTTGTCCGAGGTCGAGGAAGACTTGTTCCGGCGGTCCCTTGGTTCTGCTGACGCGCAGGACTACGGCCGGACGCTGTTCAAGGTGACCCAGGCCGGGACGCACAGGGAAATCCATCGAGAGATCGATCGCCTGCACTCCCGGGCCAGGGCCTACAGCAAGGAGCTACGCTACCTCGCTGACGACGCTAGTCGCGGGTCGGGCGACTAGACTCGGTGTCGCACACGATCTGTGCGTTCACGGCGTAGCCGGCGATGTCCTGGAGGGTGTCCACCGACGGGTGGCCCTCCTGACTCCGGCTGATCTTCTGCAGGATGTTGAACATGCAGACGTCGAGGGGGTCCAAGGGCTTGCCTCCGTCCCGGTTGGCGAGGTAGGCATTCCAGAGGCGGGCGGTACGAGTGTGGTTGACGAAGGGGTGGCCGTACTCCTCGCCTCGCTCGTCGACGATCGACTGGATCTGGCCGCTCATTGGTCTACCTCGCTGCCCTGCTCTTCCTGTCGGCGCTCATCCATGATGTGGGTGATGAGGCGGATCAACGAGAGCAGCGACACGTCAGGCATTGCCTGGAGCTGCGTGACGAGCATCTTGGCAGAGGGCGACGGCTCAACGGGAGGGTTGCTCACGGCACACCTCCTTGAACGCGCAGTAGCCTTTGCCGCTGCCTCGGCCGCAGAAGAAGTTGGCAGCGTCGTCGTGCCGCATGAGGAACTCCTCTCCTGGGTCCTCCTGGTTGGCTGCTGCCTCGAAGGCAGCGATCAGGCGGGCCTTCTCGGCCTCGAGTACGTCGGCCGTGACGAGGCGGGGCTTCAGGGGTTGGGTCAGGCTGTCCCGGTTGATGCCGGCCATGATCGCGCCGCTGCCCAGGCAGTCCACCCCGGGCGAGTCAGCGTAGACCGTGAGCTGGCTGATGTAGCCGAACCCATCGGGGTCGTGGTCGAACAGGGCCTTGCCGTGCTTTTTGAACCCGAACCCACCCATGCTCTTGAAGTCAACGAGCTGCTTGGGGTGCGCCTCGATGACGTCAGCTGCGAGGTAGTCCGCTGCCACTTCGCTGTCGGTGACCTTGAGCAGGGTGTCGACGGTGCCCTTCTGGTTGTACTTCATGGCGTCCTTGGGCCACCAGTCGGGCAGGGTGACCGGCAGCTCGTAGAACCCGACGAACCCGGGCGGCATGGCTGACTGGAGGGCAGCGTAGGAGAGCTGATGCAGCACGTGGCCGATAGCGAACGTGGTCCCGATGTTGTCGGGCATGTCGCCAGACGGCTGTCCTTGGTGGGCGTAGAAGGTTTGCCGAGCGCAGGCCAGGAAGGCCGACGGCCGGATCACCTTGGCCTCGTTGCGCTGGGACATCGCGTCGAAGATCAGGCCGGGGATCTCGACGAGGGCGAGGTTCAGGGCAGCGGTGTCCATGTTCTTGATGGACAGCCCGTGGGTGTGAAGAGCCTGAACGAACTTGGCCCAGGTGGGGTAGGGCTTCGCCGGCTTGGGGAGGAAGGTCATAGGGGTATCTCTGTGGTCAGGTGTGGCAACAAAAGCAAGGTGCCCCTCCGCAGAGAGACACCTTGCCCACGGTAGTCCGCTCGCTCCTGCCCTAGCGGGGCGGGGTGAAGCGGAACTCGTCCCAGTCGCCGAAGTCGCCCGTCTCGTGGAAGACGGACACGTCGACGATCTCGCCGATCAGGTCACGGGGGGCCTTGGTGACGGCCACCTCCTTGTCGGGCCAGACCGCCTTCATCAGCTTCATGTAGGTCGAACGGGGGCCGTTGACCTCCTTGAAGTTGACGTACTTGGCGAGGTCGCCGTCGTAGGCGTCGCAGTCGAAGGTCACCAGGAGCCGGGCCTTGGTGCCCTTCTCCTTGGCCTGCTCGTGCGGCTCGAAGGCGCGCACGTCGACGATGGTGCAGCCGGGGTAGGAACCCTCCGGCGTGCGGGGTTTCTTTCCCTCGAACTCGTCCTCGGTGAGGGTGGTGTTCAGCAGGGCATCGGGGTCGAAGTCACTCATGGTTAGTCGTCGGCTCTTGGGCCGCTCTCCGCTTGCTTGAGAATGTCTAGGAGGGAAAAACCGCTGTCGCCGGCAAGGGGTTTAGCCCTCAACAGCTTCTCTACGGCACCAGCCAGGGCCTCCCTTTCCCTGGGTGTTCTTTCGTCCATCTCCGTCAGGAGCTTGCGCACCTGTCTGTCGATGATGGTCTGGATCGTTTGATCGTCGTCGTTCATGCGTCGCCCCATGTGGGGCCAGTCGTCGCTTCGGCGGTAAAGCGTACCGCACCAAGGGCCTCGGGGAAAGCGCTGTTCGCTGCTTCCTCCATAACCTCTTGGACCGCCTGGGCTTTGGTTGCTGACACTCCTCCGGTCAGCACCTCGTCGTGGACCGAGAGCAAGGGCTCGTGGCCTGCCCCCTCAACCGCGACCAGCGCCTTGCGCATGATCTCGGCAGCGGTCCCTTGGACCCGCATACTGATCCCCGGCCGGGTGTCGTCGTTGCCTCCGAAGACTCGGGTGCGCCCACCTTCGTTGCGGACAATGAAGTACGCTGCCGCCTCCTGCCAGACCCCGCCCATCCACTCGTTGAGGTGATGTAGGTTGGTCAGGTAGTCGTCGAGGAACCGCTGTGCCTTGGCCTTGTGGACCTTCAGCTCGATGGCCAGTCGCTTGGCTCCCATCCCGTTGAGGATGCCGAAGTTGACCGCCTTGGCCCCGAACCGCTCTTCGTCGGTGATCTGGTCAGGGCGTTTAGACAGCATGACAGCCGCCACCTCGCGGTGCGGGCACCGACCAGCGGCGAAGGCTTCGAGGAGAACGGGCTCGTTGGCCAGGGCCGCAGCCACCCGTAGCTCCACTTGGCTGTAGTCACAGGCGATGATGCCGGTGTTGTCCGGCGAGGTCATGCACTGCCTGATCGCCTTGCCCACAGGCCCCCGCTTCGGGATCTGCTGAAGGTTCGGGTCAGCGCAGGAGAAGCGCCCGGTGACGGTCATGGTGCTCCGCGTCTCGGGGTACAGGATGCCGTCTCTGGCCTTCGCCGCCAGCGGCAGCGTGAACGACGACCGCAGCTTCAGGGTCTTGCGGTGCTCGACGATCGTTGCCACCAAGGCATCGCCGCCCTCGATGAGGCGGTTCATGGTAAGCGCGTTGGTGCTCGGCCGCTTGGTCTTCTTGGTTCGGGGTAGGGTTCTCCCGTTGGCCATGAGCCACTCGCCCACCTTCATCGGCGAGCGTACGGTGTCGGCATCGATGCCGGCTGCAGCCAGCTCGTCCTCCAGGGCAAGGATGCTGGCATCCACCTCGGCCTCGACCGCCGCCAGCCGCTCGGGGATCAGGCGCAGCCCACGGTTCTCCATGCGCAAGAGGGCTTGCTCGGTGCGCCAATCCTCGTCGCGCTGCTTGGCCCCGAACTTCTGGGCCATCAGGCTCGACACGAGCAAGTCGTTGGCGAGGTACTCACAGAGATCCTGCTCGGGTACCTCTGCAATCCTGCCCTGCTTCAGCAGTGCCGGCGTCGGGATGTTGGGCCACCCGTAGACTGCAGCCACGTGGTCCATCGACTTGCGGCCAGCGGTGTTCTTGTAGTAGAGAGGCAGCAGCGTGTCCCACCAGGGCTCGACCGGGATCAGGTCGAGGGCATGGAAGTCGAACCGCAGGTTGTGGCCGACGAAGCGAAGGCGTGTAAACACCTCCTCGAGTCCCCACTCCTCGTACTCGTCCCGGGACACGATGAAGCAGTGCTGCCCACCCAAGGGCATCAGGCCGATCCACCATGCGTAGTGCTTGGCGTCGGGACCCCGGACCTCGAGCCCGTTGGTCTCGGTGTCCATGACCCATTG